TAAGGCTTTAGAGAAGTTGGGTGAGTCAGGAACACTTCCTAAATAGATATAAATAGTATTATGACAACTACTAACGCATATGGCAGACAACCAACGGCACAAGATTATGCCTCGCCTACACAGTTTAAGTTTAGTATTTTAAAACTACCAAAAGTAGAATACTTTTGCACATCCGTTAACATACCAGGTATAACATTAGGTGGAACTATATCACAACCAACACCCTTAAAAGACATTCCATTACCTGGTGATAAGTTGACTTATGAAGCATTAAAAATGACTTTTTTAGTAGATGAGAATTTAGAGAACTTCCAAGAAATACACGGATGGTTGGTTGGTTTAGGTTTTCCACGTGATTATTCAGAATTTAGAAACTTAGTTTCTGCTGGTGATGATAGATTTCCAGCCAAAAATCAATCAATTAGTACAGAACCAGGTAAAGTGAAATACGGCACACCAAATATTGGTGGTATATATTCAGACGCTACATTAACTATATTAACAAGTAAAAATAATCCTCAATTAGAAGTAAGGTTTAGAAATGTATTTCCTACTTCTTTGACAGGACTAGATTATGACCAACAGGCAACAGATGTTGATTATTTAACGGCGACTGTTTCCTTTGATTATGAAATATATGACTTTGCTACAGTAGGTTCATCTACAACTAGCGTTACAACCTCGTAGAAGCTTGATTTTTTAAAGCTTTTGTGATATTATGGAGATATTATGGATTTGGAAAAACTACAAGAACAGGCCGATAAAGACCTAAAAATTAATGATACTGAACTAGATTTAGAGTCATTAAAGACACCTCAATTACACAACCAATATATGAAACACTTAACAAAGTATAAGTTAATGTTAAGTCGTGCTGAAACTGAATATAATGTTTTAAAAAAAGATAAATGGGAATATTACACAGGAAAAGCAGACGCTGCCGTATATGCTCAAAAACCTTTTGATTTAAAAATATTAAGAACTGATATAGACAAGTATTTAGAATCTGATGATGATTTACAAAAAGCAAAACAAAAAGTAGATTATCTCAATACTACAGTAGATTTTTTAGATAGAACAATTAGACTTATATCAAATAGAGGTTTCATTATTAAGAACGCCATAGACTGGAGAAAGTTTACTAGTGGCGCTATCTAAAAATGACAACCACAAGATACCTCATCATAGATAAACCAGACGAAATCTATTTAAAGATAGAAGCTGACGCTGATATTAGGCGTGAACTAGGAGAATACTTTACGTTTGAAGTGCCTGGTTTTAAGTTTATGCCTCAATATCGTAATAGAGTTTGGGATGGAAAAATTAGATTATTCAGTTACGCTACAGGTAAAATCTATGCTGGTTTATATCCTTATATATTAAATTGGTGTAAAGAAAATGGTGTACAGGTTGTTGATGGTACTAAAATAAAAGATACAAATATAGAAGATAAAAAAATAGATCAGTTTATCAAAGCATTAAAAATACCAAAAATAGAAGTAAGAGATTATCAAAAAGAGGCTTTTGTTCACGCTGTTAAAAAGAATAGATGTTTATTATTATCGCCAACAGCCTCTGGTAAATCACTTATTATTTACTTAATAATGATATTTAACTTATTAAGATTAAAAGAAAGTAAACAAAATAAGATACTCATTATTGTACCAACCACATCATTAGTAGAACAATTATTTAAAGACTTTAAAGATTATGGTTATAATAGTGATCGTAATGTACATAGAATATATCAAGGCCACGAAAAAGAAACAAATAAAAGAGTTATTATTACAACTTGGCAATCAGTATATAATTTACCTAAAAAATGGTTTAATGATTTTGGTACAGTTATTGGTGATGAAGCACACTTGTTTAAAGCGGTTTCATTAACAAAAATAATGACTAAACTAACTAAATGTAAATATAGAATTGGTTTAACTGGTACCTTAGATGGTACTAAGACACATAAACTTGTGTTAGAGGGTTTATTTGGTACTGTAAATAAAGTTGTGTCAACAAGTCAATTACAAGAAAATAAACAACTGGCCGATTTAAAAATATTCTGTTTGATATTACAACACGACAAAAACGCCTGTCATTTTTTAAAAGATAAAACATACCAAGAAGAAATGGATTATCTTGTTTCTAACGAAAAAAGGAATAAATATATACGCAATCTATGTTTGTCTTTACAAGGCAATACACTATGTCTGTTTCAGTACGTTGAAAAACACGGAATGCTACTTAAACAATTAATAGAGGAGAAAGCTGATGAAAAAAAAGTTTTCTTTGTTTATGGAGGTGTTGAAGCAGAGGAACGTGAGAAGATACGTTTCATCACAGAAAAGTCGGAAGGTGCTATTATTATTGCTAGTTACGGCACTTTTTCTACTGGTATTAATATACGCAATTTACACAACATTGTTTTTGCTAGTCCTTCAAAGTCTAGGATTCGTAATCTCCAAAGTATTGGCCGTGGTCTTAGGTTAAAAGATAATGATTCATCAGCAACTTTATATGATATTGCTGATAATTTAACGTACAACGAAAAAGAGAATTACACTTTAGCACACTTTAGAGAAAGAATAAATATCTATAATAGTGAAGACTTTAATTACGAAATTCACAATGTGGAGTTAAAATAAATGCAACAACCAATAGTAAAAGTAATTAAACTAGACAACGGCGATGATATCGTTTGTTGTTTTCCCGAAAAGCAATTAGCCGAATCAACAGGCTTAATTAGATTGGTTAAGCCATTATTAATTAAATATGTACCTCAATTAACACCACAAGGTTTTAAAGATTATGTTGCTCTTATTAAATGGGCGGCTTATACTAATGATGAAATTATAACTATTCCTATTAAAAAGATATTAACTATAACAAATGCCACCAACGAGATGGCCAAAAGTTTTGAACATATGGCAAAAGATTATCAAAGACTTGAAGCTCCAAGAAAAGATAGTGACTATAAAAGAAGTATGTTTAGTAAAGAAGATAACGATAAAGTAAATGAAATATTTGATGAATTTAGTGATATTGATGATGGTAACGGAACAATCCACTAGCCTGGTAGCCTTCATATCATCCGCTACACGCTCCATTATACACAAATTTTATTAAAAGTCAATGTTGAAATGAAAAAAAGTGAATGGGTAATAACAGCTACATATAATAGTGATAATTGGAAAAAATACTGTGAACTATCTTATCCTTATAAAGGCACTCCTGAAACATTAGAAAAAAGAATTTGGAAACACTATAATGAAAATTATGAAGACTATGGAAAAGCAGAAGCTGTTGTTGTAGAATTAATTAAAAATTAATTCATAATAACATTGACATTTGAAACAAGATGTAGTATATTATATATTATGACTAGAACAAAAAAGAAAAGCGAACATTACGTTAATAATGCTGAATTTTTAGAGGCTATGAAAGCCTACAAGAAGGCCGTAAATAAAGCAAAAAAAGAAAAACAGGAAAAACCACCAGTAACAGATTACATTGGTAGTTGTTTTTTAAAAATAGCAAATCACCTATCATACAGACCAAACTTTATTAATTATACATTTAGAGATGATATGATTAGTGATGGTATTGAAAATTGTTTACAATATTTGGACAATTTTAATCCTGCTAAATCTAACAACCCTTTTGCTTACTTCACTCAAATTATTTACTTTGCTTTTGTTAGAAGAATACAAAAGGAGAAAAAACAAGTAACAATAAAACAAAAGTTAATAATGGATAATAATTATGATGATATTACTTTACAGCCAGGTGAAGATAGAGAATTTAAAAATCAGTTTAAAGAATATTTACAAAAAAATATGAGAATTGAAGAACCAACAAAAAAAGAAAAAAAAGTAGTTAAAAAAAAGAAGAAAAGCACCACGACTAAATTTTTTGGTTAATTATGAAAATAGCTTTACTAAATGATACCCATTTTGGGTGTAGGAACGATTCACCTGCTTTTATAGAATATCAAAATAAATTTTATGATGAGGTGTTTTTTCCATATATTATAGATAATAATATTAAGACACTTGTTCATTTAGGTGATGTGGTTGATAGAAGAAAGTTTATTAATCATAATACAGCTCATAACTTTAGAGTTAAATTTTGGGATAAATTATATGAATTAAAAATAGATACACACATTATTATAGGTAACCACGACACATATTATAAAAACACAAATGAAATAAACGCTATAGAAAATTTAAATATAACTGTACCAGCTTCAATTTATACAAGACCACGTGAAGTAGAATTTGATGGTACTAAAATACAATTTCTTCCTTGGATTTGTGATGACAATTATGAAGAATCAATACACGCTATAGATCACTCAAATGCCGATATATGTTTTGGTCATTTAGAAATAAAAGGTTTTGAAATGCACGGCGGTCATATGAATGAACACGGTTTAGAAAGAGATCAGTTTAGGAGATTTGAAAAAGTATTGTCTGGCCATTTTCATAAAAAATCAGATGATGGTCACATCTATTACCTAGGCACTCAATACGAAATTATGTGGTCTGATTACAATTGTTCAAAAGGATTTCATATATTTGATACAGAAACAAGAGAGATAGAACGAGTTGAAAATCCACATAAGATATTTAAAAAATTTACATATGATGATAAAACTTATAATTATACACATCACAACTTACAAAATTATGATGGTTGTTTTGTTAAATTATTTGTATCTCAAAAAACAAATGAGGAAATGTATAATAAACTTATTGAAAGATTTTACAATGAAATTAATGTACACGAACTTATTATTGTAGAAGACCCTACTGATATTAAATCATCCGTAAGAGATGATATATTAGAACAAGGTGAAGATACATTAACCTTTTTAAGAAATTATATTGACCAAGTAGATACAGATTTAAACAAGCAAAAATTAAAAGAGTTTGCTAAAGAACTTTATGTAGAGGCTAGTGAATGAGTCAAATAACAAATGTAAAATCAACTCATATGAATTGGGGTCCTTATGTGATGAAAACAAAACTACCTGATTATATTATTAAGAAATTAAAAACCGAAGGTAAGAAAGCAAAACAATCTTACAATCACGCTTTAGCAGGTCATTTAGATAATCAATTTTTATATCCTCAAAATGTGCAAGAGTGGTTTTATAATGAGATACACCC